CCTCCCATAGTGTTGTCAAAGCACTAACATAAGCTGTGTCTTGCGCGGATGATAATTCAGTGCTGGTACTAAAAGCTCCTATTGGGTTATTTATTCCAATAGTTCCATCGGACAGTCCTAAAATAAACAAATTAGCAGCGGGGAATGCAGTAGCTACGCTACCAGCAATTATATCGGATGCAGTACTGGTATCTACTTTTTGTTTCAGGTAAAGATTACCTGCAACGCTATCGTTGCCCAAACTAACTACACTGCCCGTGTATGAAAAAATATCCGTAAAGAATTGCCGCTCCATTACTCGCGTGTAAGAATAACCGTCATTCCAAAAAGGGAAAATACTACTTGTAGTAAAATCATTGACGCTAAATGGTATGGAATAATTATCTTCTGGCCCGTTAGGTAGGAGCATTGCAAAATGAAAATTGGTTTTTGTTATTCCCAAGTCACCCAAATTGGTGTTTGTGTTCATGTTGCCTGCTGCGCCATACGTTGATATAACTACTCCGTCAGTTGTATGGCCAACATTACCTGAAAATGTTCCACTGAGGAGCGACTTCATACAGATTGCATTTGCGGCAGCAAGTTGCCACACAGGGAAGTAAATCCTTTTATGCTTGCTCCATCGTCCCGCCGCAATTTCACCAGAAATGAAAGTGGATATAGCTGCTACCTGTGGGGCGGTCACGGTAGCTCCTGCGGCTCTTAAAGCTGCGACGTAGGCGGCGTCCGGGCCAGCGGAAGCTGGCGCAAGTTGGCGGGCAAGACTTTGAGCAAGACTTTTGGCAAGGCTTCCAGCAAGTGGGCGGGCGATCATGTCAATCGCGGACGGGAGTGAAGGAAATGTAAAAATTGCCGGTGGATGCGACTTTTACGGATGTGGCGGGGGCGATGATTTCCCAGCCGCCGGATGTGGCGGTGACAGATGTGGCGGTTCCGTCTGCCAGGGTGAAGGTGTTTTCATTGGCTGCGTCGTCGATCCATTTCACGGTAATTGCCGCGCTGCCGCCGGATTGATGAGAGAATGCTACGGCGTAGCGGTTGCCGGGAGTGGTGGGGTAGGTCTTGCTACTATTGGAAATCGAGTCCATGCGGCGATGATTCCATAAATCGCGGGCGGTGTCATGTGTCTGTGTTGTCGTGAATTCAATTTTGGAATTCGATTTCGAACAGTTCTTTCATCCTGGCGGCGTGTTGGGCGCGGGCGGCGGGGTCGGTGATGGTTTTGTGAATCTCCGCGGCGGCGATCTGGCGGGCGGCGGTGGGGAGTTTTGCCAGCATTTTCTCGGGATCGGTCATGGACTTTTGTTTTTCAAGCTCGGTGATCTTGGCGCGGGCTTTGCGGCGGTCCTTCTCGTCGAGGGTTTGAATGAGGGCATCGCGCTCGGCCAGGGGCAGGGCCATGGCTTGTGAAATCACGGAATCAAGGGAATCGGCGCGGGTGGTGCGGTCGTTGGTGTAGGCTTCGCGGGTGTCGCGGATTATGCGCTTTTGTTTTTCTTCCTCGGTGGTTGTGAGGTTGTCCACTGCGCCAAGCGCCTGGCGGGATGCGCGGGCGAGGATGGGGAGCAAAGCGGCCTCGGGGCGATTGACGGCACCGCCGACCATGCCAACGGCGTTCAGCACGCCTTGGCCGCTGAGAATTTCCAGAGCGGTGCTGTCTTTTTTCTGCATGGCGCTGATTCCGCGGCCGATGTAATCATCGAGCGGGTTCATGGAGTTGGTGAAGACTTTCACTCCCAGAATCTTTTTCACGGCGTTGGCAATGGCACCGAAAACAAACAGACCTTCGATGGGACCGAGTAGGGCGGCGACGGCGTAGGCTTTCCAATCGATGAAAGGTTGCGGGTCGTCGTCGTCGTCGGAATCGGTGGTGAGATTTTTGAATATGTTGCCGCCTAATTGGGCGAGAATGCCATACAAAACCCATTGGGTGACAAAAACCTGGGCGAAGTGCGCGGCATCGGCGGGGGATTGGCTGCGCTGGGCTTTCCAGGCGGCGGCGATGACGGCGCCCATGGCGCGGCGGGGATCCGACTTGAACATCATCAGCAATTTTCCGGCACCGCGGGCGTTGAGTTCCGCGAGGGATTTCATTTGAGTGTTTTCCGGCTGGGCGGTGCGGGCTGTTACCATGTCCATGTATTGCATGGCCTCGCGCTCGGCAAGTTCCGGGGCCATGCCTGCGCGGAGGGCGGCGGTGTGGTGGTAATCGTAGGCGATGGCGGCGGAAATGGTGGTGAATGCCGCGTCCGTGTAGGAAATGGGCAAGCGGCCTGCGGCAATCATTTCCGTAAGATGGTTTGGGGTGACTTTTGCGGCATCCATGGCGGCGCGGTCTTCGGGGCTAAATCCGTCTTTGATGCGCTGTTGGATTGCTTCACTTTTCCAGATGTGGGCAAAGGTTTCCGGTTTGGTCATGAGGCGGGCGAAGGCTTTGATGGCTTCGTGGGCCGGGACAAATACCATGGAGCCAAGGGCGGCGGAGAACTGCTTGAATGGCACGCCAAAATTCCAGGACAGGGCTAGAGCGGAGTTGGTGGAAATGATGCGGTCGAGGAAAGCGGTGGTTTCGATGTGCTCGCGGGCTGCGCTGGCTCCATCGGTGTTCAGGCGGTCAATCCATTGGGCGAGGTCGTTTGCCAGCTTTTTGCCGTGGGTGGCTTCGATCGCGCGGCGGGTTTCCGGCTCGCGTAGGACATTGGAAATGTCGCGGACCAGCTCGGCCCATTCGATCCAGTAGCTTGTTTGTTCGTGGTGCGCCCAGAACTTGGCGAGGGCGTTCATTGTTTTCGGGCGGGCCAGGTGGGCGCGGCGGTTTTTCGAGAATCCCGCGGACATAGCCGTCGCGTTGCCTTGATCCCCGCCCAGCGGGTTTCCGCTGGTTTGTTGGCCGCTGGAATTGGTGAAGTTTTCGAACGTGCCGGGGGCGTAGTTGCGGATGCGGGGCATGTCCATGTTGAAAAGTGACTGATAGACCGGGTTGAGTTCCGCCCAGCCGGTTTCGTATTCCGATTGCAGCCATGCGTGGATTTTCACGGTGCGGGGGTCAAGGATCGCCTGCAGCTCGGCGATGGCTTGTTCGTTGAAGCCATACTTGTGCAGGCTGGGGCGATAGCCTTCCTGCGCGTAGGTCATGAGAACGTCGAGGATTTCAAGTTGTGATAGGTGGAGATTGTCGGCGGGTTTCCATGTTTCGACGAACTGGATTTTCAACGATTGGATGCGGGAGCGGGATTTTTTCGGGGAAAGCTGGTAATCGCGCCATGCCTGGCGGAGTTGTTCCATGGCGATGAAATCATTCGACCAGGATTGCGGGAGTTGGCCGTTGAGAATGCGCGGGACCATTTCGATGGGGACTTTTTCCATGCGCGGCTTGCCGGCCTCGCGGGTGCGGATGGCGAGGTCTTTCTTTTCCGATAGCTCGGCGAGGATGCGCCCGCGGGCAAGGGTGGTGGTGGCACCGAAGCGGTCGGCCATGAAGGCATTGAAGCGGTCGGACGCGGCAAGGCGGCGGCGTTTGGTGCCACGCATAGCGGCGATGGCTTTCTTGCTCCACTGCTGGGCGGTGATCGAGTTCGGGAATAGGGTTTCGAGAACTTCGTGAAAGTTCAGGTGTTCCAGGGCGTAGGCTTTTGCGGATTCTTTCAGACCGCCAAACCATGTCTTAGTTGTGGCGCGGGAATGTTCCGGGCCGGTCACGCCGTCGGGCCTGCCGACGGCTTCCTTGATGTCCTGACGGCTGGCGCGAAGTTGTTCGCGGCTGGCTTGATCGATGCTCTTGCGGGCGTATCTGCCGGTGGTGTAGAGGCGGTGGAGTTTCTCGTAGGCGTTGGAAAGTTCTGGGGATGATGCTTTGCCCAGACTGCCGAAGGTGTGGATTTGGTCGAGCCGCTGGACGAATTCGATTTGCTGGCGGGTGATGGCGCGGGCTTTGGTGTCGTGGTCGGGATCGGCCTGGTCGAGGGAATCGATTTGATCTTGCAAGGCGATGATTTGGGCCTCCGCTGCGGCTTCGGCGGCGATGACTTGCAATTCTTCCATCTGAACAATCTCATCGATGGAATCAATTTGCCGCTGGGTTTCCGGGGTGAGCAGGGTTTTGTTTTGTCTGGATTCGCTGGATGTTGGGCGGGCGGTGTCGAGGATGTTGGCGATGCGCTCGGTGTAGGATTCTTGTAGGAATTCCTCAATCACGTTGTCGGCGTTCTGGATGAGTTCGCGGAAAGCGTTGGTGGTTTTCAGGTCGGTATCGGCATCGAGAATGCGGGTGATGGGAATGGCGACTTTCGAGCGGATTTCCACGGGGAGGGAGTTTATCACGCCTTTGACTGCGGCCATGGCATCTTCGATGCGGAGACGCTCGCGCTGCTCCGGGGTGAGGTCGTCATTGCCGCGCCAGCCGAGAAGCTGTTTTTCCATGGGCGAAAGCAGGCCGTCGCGGCGGTCTTCCAGCTTGGCAACGATGGCTTGCAGGCGGGTGCGCATGGTTTCGAGCATGCGCACGCGTTCCTCCGGTCCGCGGTTCATGCGGGCTTCAATGAGGGCTTCCAGGCTGGTGTTGGTGTCGCGGGAAAGGGAGAAAGAAGTGTTGAGTGGTGAGTCAGCAGTGATCAGTGGGAAAGCTTTTGAAAATTGCAAAGTGATTTTATCCCATAATTTTTTCAGTTCTTGTTTGGCTTCTTTTCTTGGTTGTCCACTGAGCGCGTTCCCATATTCGTTCGTTTCATCAAGGCTGGTTTGAATGCGTTGAATTTCATCCCATGAAGCAGACATATTTTCTGCGGCCCATAAAGCGATTTTTTTAGTTTTCGATAATTGTTGCTGTTGTCTTTCTTTAGCTGCTATTTGCTCCGCTGCCATGGAAACGTTTTTCTCTCTCTGTTTGGCAAGGTATTCCGCAAATTGTTGGGAATCTTTAGCGGTAAGTTTTCCTCCTGCTGTTTCGATAGCTTGAATGGTAGCAGGAAACCAGTGTTCGTTTCCGTAACGATTGGGGGAATTGCTGCGACTGGTCCAGTTCACATATACTTGCGAATCCCAGTCTTGTGAATATTTGTCGGGCAATTCGTGGTCGGAAATGCGAATTTTGTAAATGACATTAATTTCTTCCCCTGTTTTTTTGGTGATGTGAATGTAGGCGCTTTGTGATTTTTTGCTGTCTTCTTGTTCATAAGTAATTCCGCTGCGCTTAAGTAATCGGGTAATTTGCTGCAAGGCTCCTGCGATACTTGCAGGAGCGGCAAAAAAATTCTTGACCGTTTGGCGGTATTCAATCATATTGAGCGAGCCGACATTGAGCACGCTTTGCGTGGTGTTTGGCACCTGATTTTCGCCGTCTTGGTTCGCCAAGGCGGCGTCATTATTTTGGTCAAGTGGCATCACGGGAATTTTACCATTGCTGTCAACAGGATCGCGCGAGAGGGAAAAACTCTGCCGGTAGCCTGCGGCGATTTGGTTTGTGGCGAGGCCGCCGTGGGTGGCGTAGGATTCTTTGCCGTAGAACATGGCATCCTCTACGGCATCAAGCATTTCGGCGATGGAATCGAATGTGAAGCCTTCGCCTTGCATGGTTTGGAATAGGTCGGACATGTTCACCGACTCGGTGCGGGGGGCGAAGAAATTTTCTGCGGCGATGTTGTATTTCTGCCAAGTTTTGCGGCCTGACTTGCTGGTTTTCTTGTGGGAAACGACCAGCTCATCGTAAATCTTTTGGAGTTCGCCGGCGAGTGGATTGCCGTCCTGCCAGGCGCGGGCGGGGTGCAGGAGTTTGCCCTTGATTCGATCGGTGAGGGCGGGGAATTCGTCCATGAAGTCCGCGCGGGCGTTGGCGGATTCTTGCTCGATGACACGTTGCTCGCGCATTTTCTCGTTCAGGCCGATGGAATCGGAAAGCATGCCGACAAATTTCTTGTTGAGCATGCCGCCGGTGATGGCAGTTTGTAGTTCCTTTCCTTGGGTAAGGTCCTTAAACCATTGCCACGCCTGGCCCATGACCATGAGCATCATTTCGATCCACTGCTTGAAGCCTTTGGGAAAGCTGATGTTGTCGTGATTGCCCAGGGCGTGCTGGCGGGAGAGTTGGCCGAGTGCTTCCCAGAATGGCATGTTTTCGCCGCCGGGGGTCCAAGTGAAATCCTTGGGCAAGTAGCTGTTGCCGGTGGAATCTTCCGCTTCACGAATCCAGCCGATGGCCTGTTCCGGTTTGTAAAGTCCTTCGAATTCGCCTGCCTTCCAGAATGCTTCGGCGAAGTCCTCAATCGCGTTGATCGGGTCGGCTCCTTGGAAAAGCTCGATCACGTAGCGGTTGGCCTTCTTGCCGATCTGCTCGATGAAATTGCGGGCGGCGATGCGAACACGGCCGCTGTTGATCTGGGCGAGGGCATCGGATTGGGTAATGCCGAGTTGGTACGCCATGGCTTCGGCGCGGGAAAGAACTTGCTCCTTGGTGACAAGGCCCTTTTTCAAAAGCTCGGGGATGGTGCTTTGGAAGTCCTGTTGCTTCACGCGGAAATCACCCTGGGCGGCTCGTTGGCCGGGTTCCATGAGGAAATCGACCGTTTCCGTGGTGAGGGCTTCGCGGCCGCTTTCGATGTATTGGTTCTCAAGTTCGCGGGTTTTCTCGTAAATGGCGGCGTGGGATTCTTCTAGGGTGTTGAAATACTTCGGACCGTCGGGGAAATTGACGCGGTATTGTTGTTCCTCGGTGAAGCTGTTCATCTCGGGGACGATCAAAGAAATGCCGAGTTGTTTCAGAGCGTTTTCTTTGTCGTCAATCCAATCGGACAGGGCATTTGCCTTGCTCTTGTCGATTTCGATTTGTTCCACTTGCAAGGCTTCTTTCAAGAGGGATTCCGCCTTGGTGATGTCCGGGGTGGTGACAATCTCATTGATCACTGGGGCGGGGACTCCCAGGGCTTCCATCGCTGCGGCGTTTTCTTTGAGGATGTGGCCGTTTTGAAATGAGGCAAAACCGCCGCCGCCGCCGCCGATGATGATAAAGGGAAGCAGGGAGAGAAGCATTTTCGAGCCTTTTTCCGTGCGCGGGTCCCATGACTGCGTTACGGTTTTCAGGTTCTTGAACATCGTGGATGGTGCGCCGGTGTCGTCGGTGACTCCGGTGGCAATGCTGGCGATGTCCTGCAAGGTGCGATCGGCAACGTCCTGAGACCATTCTTCTCCGTATTCCGTCACGCCGACAAGGCCCGCGGTGAGGGCCCCGCCGGTGGCAGCGCGTAGGAGGTTGTTTTGAATGCCTGCGAGTTTCAGGAATGACTCCGTGCCAAACTTCGCGCCGAACGTGCTGCGGAGGCCGGGAAGCGCGCCGATGGCCCGGCCGGTGATCTTGGTGGCCTGTGTCTCGAGCGCCGACTGCGTAAATCCTGAGGCAGCGGCGGCGGTGAATTGAGCAAGGTCGTTCCCCTCCGGGTTGCGCTGGCGTGCTTGTTCGTACGATTGGCCGGCCATACCAAGACCGTTCAGGGCCATGCCGACGGGACCGCCTGCTGCGGCAATCATGTAGGGGAGCTGTTCGCCGGCGGCCAACAGGCTGAGTTTGCCCCAGGTGTCGGTGGGCTGCACGATGCTGCGGATGTTGGCGGCCTTGCCGCGCAAGTAGCCGGATGCGTTGAGCCACTGCTGCCATGTTTCATGGTCCTTGGTGGTGCCGCCTGCGGCATCGAGCGCGGCGCGGTTGACAAAGTTCAGGGCGGATCGCCCGCCTTCGATGGCGGTATTTCCCATGGCTTCGGCGAAACGTTCGGCAAGGCCGGCTTGATCCGGCGGGAGATTGCGAAGCTTCTGGTTCAGGTAAATGGCGGTCGCGGTCTTGTCCGCTTCCGATAGGTCTTCGAAACGTCGGGCGGCTTCGCCCAGCGTGCCGGGGATAGGTGCGTCGCCGGGTTCCGGTGGGGTGACAAGCTCCTGTCGAAAGGATTCTTGTAGGGTGAATTTCAGCAAGGCATCACCGATCGGGCGGATGCGCTTGCCTTGCTGGCGAGCGGTGTTTAGTTGCGTGCGTAGCTCGAACTCCGCTGCCTGGGCGATTTCCGGGGGGAATAGTTGACGGTATTGGTCGCCGTGGGCTTTGAGGTCGATCTTCGCGCCGGCAATGGCCTGCGGGTAAAGGATTTCCAAGTCGCCGGAAAGGTTCTTGTCGGCATCAAGCTTTACGTCGTTGCGGCGTTTGAGTTCGTTGTAAATGCCGGTATCGGTGGTGTCATCGATCTTCAACACGTTCTTGGCGTAGGCGGTGCGGAAAGCGGGCCATGCCTCCGGCTTGATCTTCTGGCCGACTGTGGCGGAAAGCAGGGCGTAATTGGCGGTGCGGGCGATTTCCTCGGGTCGCTCGGTTTCCGGGAAGATGGCAAGGCGGGTGGAAAGGGCTTTTCCTTGCTCCGGGGTCAAGTGCTGCGGGAGTTGATCGAGGCCGGATAGTAAGCCGTCCTGCCATTTCTTGCGCTGCTCGAGCATCGGGGCGACTTGCTTTGGGAATAGCTGGCGGTTGAAGCGTTTGGTGGTGTCGCGGTAGGTGGTCCATGTCTGCACGGCTTTGCTGCGGATGTCCGGTGGCATCGGCTTGCCTGCTGCGCGTTCGTCCTTGAGCATGTTGTAGGCCGTCCATGCCTCGTCCTCGCCGGGGATCGGCGCGCCGAGTTCCATTTGCAGGTCGGTGGTATCGGGAAGCGGGAGAACGTCGGGCATTAGGATTCGGTGGCTAGTTGCTGATAATAGTCGTCGTAAACGGAATGAAGTCCGGTCATGACTTCATCGGCGGTGCGGGGTTTTTGGGTTTTGAAAAAACTGGTTTTGCGTTCTTCCAGCGTGCCAGTGTAGGAATGAGATAAGGTTTTCCACATGCTCCATGCTTTTTTCCAATCACCATCATTCATGGTGTTGAATGTTGGGCTTTCGTGTAGTGCCATCTTCTTGAAAAAATCAATGGCCTTTGATGGGTTTTGCAGAAAATCGCTGGTGATTACTTCGTTCGGATCATATCCCGCTGGTGCGGGCGATGGTCGGCCCCGCCATTTTGTCATGGCATCCTTTATGGTCATGCCTTTGTAATTGCTGGCAAATAAATCAAAGTTTGCAGCGGCTCCTTGGACCGGCGTAGGAAAGCGGCCGATTTTATTTCCTTCGCCGTCGTTGAGTTTGCCATAGCCGATGAGTCCATATTTCACGTCTGCGGGTCGGGGCCATGCTGCTGCCGGGTTGTTGTAGCGGACATTGGCGGCCGGCCCTCCTTTTTCGTATGGGATGGTGGATTCTCTGTTGTGAGCGTTCGGGATGTATGACGTTTTTGGAAATTCGCCGGGGGCATCGTTGGGCGTGGTGCCTTCCAGTGGATCGGTAAAGGTGGGGATTGGGGCGAAAGACGGAATCTCAATGTCAACCGGAGTGTGATTTTTGAGAATGTCTGCTTTGATCTCGTTGTATTTCTTGCCCGCATCGAGCGGATCCAGGTCGTCGGGCTGCTGGTTTAGCCAGTGGTTGAAATAGCGGCTCACCTTGTCCTTGTAGGAAAGGGCGGTGTCGAAGTCTTTTTCGTTGATGATCTTCTGGGCAATGCGGCCGTCAATGGGGTTTTTTTGGTATTCGAACCAATTTCCAAAAGCCTCGGTTTTCCATTCCTGGTCAAGGCGTTTTTCGTATTCGGCGGCAAGGCGGTGTCTGGGTTGCTCGGATTTCTTTGGATCAACGCGGGCCTGGAATTGGTTTTGCAGCTCGCGGATGGATTCTTTTGGCAAGGCCAGCGTGGCGATGTTGGCGGCGATCTGTGCGCGGATGGCGCCGGATTCGTCGTTGGCGGGGTCGTAGGCGAGAATCTGCGAGCGGGCTGATTCGAAAAGTAGCGGGTCGTGCGTTGGTGGTGTGGGGCCGTGGTAGGCATTGATGTAACTGCCTGCCTGGGCGGGGGAAATGTCGCCTTCCTTTGCCATGGTCAAAATGTCCTCGCGGGAAAGAATCGTACCTTCCATGCCAGCAATGGCGATTTGGTCCCATGTTTCCGCTTTGTGGAGATTGTTTTTTTTGACGGCGTAGCTTTGCAGGCGCTCGCGGTTTTCAGGGGTGATGAGCGGGTGATTGTTTTGGAAATCCTCGCTGTTGAGTTGTTCCAGCAAAGTTTGCGGGTCGGCATCGATGGCTTTTGCCATGGCATTGTAGGATTCGTATTGATCGAATTCCAACAAGGCAGATTGTTTTTGCTCTGGCAATACCAATCCGGCATCTCCGCCGCGATTTAAGGCGGATTCGAAAGCGGGGCGGTCGCCGTAGGTGCGGGCGGCATCCATTTCATTTTTCAGGGCGAGGGCCGCGCGCTTGGCGGTCATGCTGGCGGCAAGCTGCGCGGTTTTGATGCGTTGCTGCGCGGCGATGTCGCTGTGATCCTTGGCAAGGTTCATGCGAACACTTGGCGCGAATGATTCATTTTGCACAATGGCACCGGTGCGCTGCAACGTCTCATCGAGCTTTTTTGCGTAGGTGGCGGGGTCGGTATTGCGCTGCAACTCAAGATCGAGATTGGCAAATTCTCCGGCGATTTTCTGGCGGGCTTCGCTTTCCTGAAAGGCGTTTTCCATTTGCTGCACCTGGGCGGCGTGCTGGCCTAGTTCTCCGCCGACTTCGGCAATGCCGCGCGCGACTTCGCCCAGGGCTGCGGTGGGGCCAGCGAGGGCTTGCGCGGAGGGTGTGGCGTAGCCGATGGATTGCGGATCGAGGGAGGGGATTTGAACGATGGGAATTGCCATGGGTCAGAATTCTGATTGTGTTTTGTAGATTCCGAACGTATCGGGAAGTGCGCCGATCTTGACGAAGTCGCTGTATTTTCCGCCAAGTTTTGCCGTCTTGCCGATCAATCCGCCAATGGCGCCGATTGTCGCGCTGGTGGCCTGTTGCTTGCCTTCCCATGCGGCCATCTCGCCGCGCTGGCGGATCGAGGCGGCCTGCATGGCGGTGCGGCGGGCGGCATCCTGGAAGCTGAGTTCGATGTTGCCCGCGTTCTCCCCGAGAATGGCGAGGGGTGCGCCGGTATCGGTGACAAGGCCAGTGCCGGCCATGCGGGCGCGGATGGTGGAAAGCATGCGGCGGGCTTTGATGCGCTCGCGGGTGGATTGCTCCGCTGCCTGCATTTCTGCATTGCGGGCTTCCGCCTTGGCGTTGGCGTTTGCGGCGTTGCCCGCGTCCTTTGCTGCCTGCCCCTGGGCAATGGCTGAATAGGCCGATACGCCGGCACCGATCGCGCCGGAAGCGAGTGAAATCAATGGTAGTGCTGCTGCTACAAATCCCATGCTTTTATGAGGTTGAAGTGTTGTCCGGCGTTCTGCCATCCGGCGGTGATGAGATGATTGCGGAGGGATTCCTTTTGGACCGATGACCAAAGCCCGCTTTTCCCCTTGTGGCGGGCGTATTCCTCCGCATTGTACAAAAGGATTTCGAGGGTTTCGACCGTTTGGGCGGCGGTGTTGGCCGGGTTGGCGACGAAAAAAAGAATGCCAAGGACCGGGACCAGCTCGTCCTCGAAAAGAAAAATCGCGCCGTGGTCGGTGATCATGCCGCGCTGCATCATCGCGGGGTTGGGTGGGTTGTTCCATCCTTGCTCGAGGAACCAATGCGCAAGGGTGTGATATTCCGATTTGGAATAAAGGCGGCAATCGAGGGATGCGGGTGCGGCGGTCATGGTTGCTTCACTTCGATTTCTGCGACAAGCGCGGTGATGGTGCAGGGGACCGGGTGGGCGTGGCGGAATGCCAGCCATACGACCGGGCCGGAAAGGTTCACGTTTGCCTCCTGCCAGCCGGAATAAAGCGCGCTGGTGCTGCGGGACTCGGTGACGTTGAAGGGGAGAGAATCGAACGAGGCGGCAAGCGTGGAATAGGACGGGGACGCGACGGCGGTGGTGGCGACTTCCAACTTGTTTGACCAGCGGACATGGGCGCGGGTTTTCCAGACGGTTTTTTTTCTGCCGATGGTGTCCGGGGTATCAATTGGTAACGTCGTGACGTAGCCGGTGACAAGCGCGCCGTAATGGTGGGTGCCGACGGTGGCGTTTGCGGTGGTCATTGATGCGCCTTGGGCGAATACCAAGTCTTCTACGGCGTTGGCGAGAAGGTAACCGGCAGGGGACCAATAGGAAAGGTAAGCATTGGCAACAATGCCGGTGCTGTCGGTGGGGGCGGTGGTGGGAAGGCTGGCGATGTTGGTAGTGCGCCAGCAATCGAAGCCTTTCTGATAATCCGCCCAGGCGACATTGCCGGTGTTTCCTTCCAGTTGCCATGATTCCAGAACATAGTGACCATTGCGGAGAACGATGAAATAAGCGGTGTCGGTATCGGTGGCAGTGCGGACCACGCAGGCGCTTTTGAACGTGCCGCCCAGGGTGCTGTGGGTGGACCATGCAAAGACGCGCTCGCTGCGGATGTATGTGAAAATGGCGAGACCGCCGGCGGAATCGATGACAAGAAGCATCGGCTCGCGGGACTGCATCCAGGCGATTTGCACGATGGAATTTGTTTGGAAAATGTGTTCGGCCAGGCGGGTAAGGTCGGCGGCATCGTAGGATTCCTGGTCAAGTGCGCCGGCCATTTCGCGGATGCGGCGGGCGTGACGCTGCACAAATACCACGGCACTGCCGATTTTCAGCGGATTGATTGCCGCGCTTCCGTAACTGGTGTATTGACGGGCGAGGAAATCGGTGGGGGTGGTGGGGGTTTCCCGCGTTTCGCTGCCGACAATCCATTCAGCGTTTTGCGTGCCGACAAAAAGATGTCGTTGCGAGGTAATCCAACGGATTGGGCTTTGATCGTCGGCGGCAATGGTGACAAAGAACGCATTGGCATCCTCCGTGCCTTGCTCAAAATCAAGGAAATCCTCCACGGCGGAAAGCCATAGGGAAAGCGGGCGCAATGCGGTGCCAGCGTAAACAAGGCGGCGGTCGTGGAAGGCGCAGGCAATCGGCCAGCCTTGCCAGCGGCTAAATGCTGATTCCGACCATTTTTCGGTTGTGCCGGAAATGGCGAGGGTCTTTGCGTAGGCGGTGACTTCGTTGGCGCTGGTGTAGGTGTACACGCTGAATTGACTGCGGACGTAGATTTCTTCCGGGGAAAGCACGGCGCGAGCGTCGCCGGTGCTGGCGCAATCCGAGTGAAGGTCTGTCAACATGCGCATGATGCACGGCTCGCTTTCCTCGCCTGCGGCATCAAAATTGCGTCCGGCATCGGTAACGCCGGTGCTGGCGGTGCTGCTTTCAAATGTGCGGACGGTGGTGAAAGTAGTGCCGTTATCGAGAGACTTTTGCAAGGTGATGGTGCCGCGCCATAGTCCATACGTGCGAAGATTCCATGCCCCATCGACAATGATTTCAGGTGAATATTTTCCGTCGCTTCCGTCGATCAAGCGGATTTCCGATTCCGAGTTGTTCGGGTCGCGGGCCTGGCGGACGGCGTAGGTGGCGGCGGGGGTGTATGTGGTATCACTGACAACATGAGTCGAGCGGAAAATAGTGGCGACTTTGGTCCAGATAATGCCGATGATGAATTCCGCGCCGGGTTCATTCGTTCCGGTGGCGGAAGTATGGGCGACGGTGCAAACGTAGGTGCTGCCGTTGTAGGTCACGTATGCATCGACCAGGTAGCCGGTGGCGTTGGCCCATGCGGTCACGCCAAGATGCGTTTTCAGAGTGATGGCGGCGTTTTTGGCGTAGGTCTTGATTTTCCAGTAAGTGCGCCATGCGGTGCCGGTTCCGGGTTTGCTGGTGGTGCCGCTGGTGTGGGCGGTGATGCATTCGTATTCGCACGTTCCCTCGGTATTCAAGCGGGTGTTGCCGAGGGAATAAGATGTCGCGGTGGCCCAGGTGTTGGCAACGGGGTTGCTGAGAACGCTGATTTTGTCCTTGAGTTCCAAGTTTTCATCGAGATATGGCGGCTCGCGGAAGGTGACTTTTTCCAGTGTCCAACTGGTGCCGGATGCGTAGGTAAGTTTGAGCGGGTGGAAACTGGGGGATGTGAGAAAGATCACGTCGTTCAGGATCGTGACGCGCAAGGTGGGCATGGTGTCCGTGGTGAGGGTCCATGCGAGGGCTTGGGAATGTAGGCTTGCTCCGGCGATGTCCCAGGCCATAAAACGATTTGGCGTGAAAATGAGAACGTAACGCTTGCCATCGGAGCCAAGGAACTGGTGAAGCTGCTCCTTGCCGGTGCAATAGGAAAGATCGGCCACGAATGCGGTGCCTTGGCGTTTGGTCACTTCTCCGTACGGGGTGGGCAGGAAGTTGTGACAGCGGGCAAGGCCGGACTGGTTTTTCTCCATGTCCGAGCGATACCAGAGTCGCGGGGTGATTTCCCCGCCGTTCATGGTGATTTTTGGCAGGTTCATCGGCGGAAGCGGGAAAGGAATACCTCGGATTGATAAGCGAGATCGAGCGGGCTGGTGTTTTCGTTGCTGCGACTCATGCGGGTTTCCGCGGCGGTGGCGTGGGCGAATGTCTCGCGGTGCTGGGCGTGCATCTGCTCCATCTTCTGCGCGTCCTGGGTGAGCATGGGGGCCATGCGCTTGCAAAGTTCCATCATCACGCAATCGGCGAAAGTGCTGGGCATGGCGGTGGTGGCAACGTCGTTTTTGGTGTAAACGATTTTTCCCACGATTCCGGTTGTTTCCAGCCATAAGTAAGAACCGAGAAGGCGGAAGGTGTTTTTTCTAAACCCGGTGGAAAGAATGATTTCCTGCAAGCGCAAGTAGTCCGATGGGAGAGTGTAGGCGACGGGGAAATCAGCGGGTTTATTTGATGGCTGGCTGCTGACGGCGGCCAGGGTGTGCAGGTCCGTGGCGAAGTCCCAACGGTGAAGCATGAGGACGTGTTGCAAGGCTTGATCGTAGTGGCGGGAACAGGCAACGTCCCGCACGGTGGTGCCGCCGGTGAAGGGGGTGGCATCCGGTTCGCCGAGAAAGTTCAGGGCGGCATTGCAAAGGGCATCTTTTGTAGCGTAGGCCATAATGGGGTAAAGGAAAACAGGGAGACGCTTTGAAACGCCTCCCTGCTATGATTTCGAACACTTACAACAACAGGAAGACTTAGCCGACGACGTAGGCGAACATGATGTCGATGTTCGTCGCGGTGAGGCTGGTAGCACTGGCAATCAAGCCGGTGATTCCGCGCGCGCTGGTGAGCTTAACGGGGGTAGTTACTGCGGCGGGAATGTTTGCCGTGCAAAACTCCACGATGCCGCCGGAACTGAGAACAGCGGCGGAACAGTAACGAGCACTGTTTCCGCTGTCGCCAATGCTGATCGTCAGCGTGGTGCCGGGGTCGCCGTGACAGACAAAGCGCGACAACTGCGGGAGAATCCGCGCGCCTGCTGGGAGGTCTGCGCAAACGTCGAAGGTGTCGTTAGCTGCCATGCCCGTGGTAATCGCCAAAGTGGCGATTGCGTAACGGACATTGCCTTGGTATAGCGTCGGGTCAATAAGACCGGCCCCGCCGATTTTGCCTTCTTTGGCGGCGATGTTTGTTTGGAAATTAGCCATAATGTTAGTTCAGTTGATGGTTGGTTGCTGGTTAGAATCAGGATTGATCGGCGGCAATTTGAACGACTCCTTCGTCTTCGATCCGGGTTGCGCCAAGGCGGCCTTGGGTCAGGAATTGAAGGGCGTTGGAACGGGTGGGGAGCTTGTCAATCGACATGCTCATGTCTTCCCAGAAGTTCAACTGAACGCAATTGCTAACCCACATGGGCATGTAAGCAATCGAGCTGGTGACGGTGACAAGCTCGGTGCGAATGAAGTTGATGCCGAGGTATTCACTGATGTGGCTGTTTTTATCCAGCACAGGAGGCATGAAATCTTTCGACATTAGCTTTGCAGCCAAACCGGAATTCACTTCGCGGAGAAGTGCCTTGGTGGCTTTTGAGTTCACGGCAATGCAGACTTTTGCGCCGGATTCCATTTGATCCTTGCCCCACACTTCCGCGATTTCGAGGATTTCGAGAGCGCGAAGCAGTTTTTCAGTGGTCAGGTTGCAGTTGGCCGGGGATGCGGTGCCGTTGTAGTTCACTGCCACTTTTTGAGCGGCGGGAAGGGCGACGGTGGTAGGGGTTGCGCTGCCTTGGGTGGTTTCGGTGGCATTGCCCAGCATTTGCGCCAGCAAGTGACGGTCCACAAAGCGGCTGTAAGCGGCGGTGTGTTCACCGGCTGCTTTGCCTCCTGGTGCAACGAGCGGGGCGATGCTGTTGGCATCCCAGCGGCTTTCGTGGGTGGCAAGTTGATACTCGACGGGATAAACCCAGCGCTGAGTGGAAAGCGATTCGTTGATCGCCACTTCTTTGAAGCGTTGGCCGGTTACGTCTTCGCCTTCCACGATTCCACCGATGTCGATGGTCGATGAGCTGCCGGTGCATCCGGTCTGGATGTTGACCAGGCCGCGAAGCCGTGATTCTTTTTGTTGGATCGCATCGCGCCAGGTGTTGGCGAACATGATGCGGGCGTGATCTGGGATATAAAGGTTGTCAGACATATTGCAGAGTTGTTAGATTGTGATGAAGCGGGTAGCGGTTGATGGAATGGGTAGTTCCGGCAATCGGTGGGCCGCGCTCTGCGGGTCGTTGTCCTGGTCCTGAGTCGTTTTCCTGCGCGGGTCTGGTGACCAGGTGGGCCGCGCTGAATGACGAACGGGGGCATAATTGCAAAAATCCCGCCACTTGTCATGTGGCGGGATTGTCGTGAAATGTTTTTGCTACGAATTACTTGCTTTGCAGCAAGCGGGCGACGCGGGCGATGGCTTCTTTGTCGCCGGCTTTGTATTTGGATCCCCATTCGGGGTCTTTGCCGTCCATGATGTCTTGGGCGCGTTGGCGGTCGTTGCGAAGATCGCCGTAGCCAGTGGGGCGGCGTGCGCCGTCCTCGTTCATCATCTGGGAAATCTGGTGAAAAATTTTCAGGGCGGGGCCGTTGCTGAATAGGGCAATGATACCGGGGTCTTGGGGATCGATGTTGGCCTTTTCCGCCAGTGTGCCGATGGTGTGGCGGATGTTGCCGGCGTTGAGCGTCCATGTCTCGCCGGTGCCAAGAAGGCCGGTGAGTTCGGCGCGGAGTTTTTCCTGTGCGGCGACTTGTTCCTTGGCGTAGGCTTCCGCGCGGCGGTTCTCGGCGGCAAGTTGGGCATCGGCCAGGGCTTTCAAGGCCGGGGCGGGTACGTGGTGTTTGTGGGCGACGGCGGCAATCTCCGCGGCAATGGATTCATCCCACTCGGCACCGGCGGGTAGGTTCTCCGGTTTGGTGAGGCCGTAGCCTTCCGGGGTGGCGGGGACGTTGGCAAGAACGCGGAATCGCTCGATGTCCTGCGGGGTGCTGTCCTCGGTGGGGTAGGCGGGGCCGGTCTTGCGGAAATGCAAATAGCTTTTGGCGAGGTCGTCCACCGACTTGAAGTTTTTCAGGGCTTCCGCGTGGGGAGCGAAGTTATCGCCCAGGGCGGAAATCCAGCCATCTGGGAGGTCTTTTTTCCAGTCGGTCGGCGCGGGGGCTGGGGTGTTGGATGCGGGGGCATCGAGCAAGGTTGCTGGTGTGGCCGCGGGGGTTGCGGGGGCTGGTACTGCGGGTGGAGTGTCGAGGAGGTCGGGCATGGGGATTAAGTGGCTAGTGTGAAGTGATCAGTGATCAGTGATTTGAATCAGATGCAATCGGGCGGAAATGAGTTGGTGCAGCGGTCGATGAAAGCGGGGTCTTTGGCAAAGTTGTTGCGAAAGGATTTCCGCGCCCACAAGTAGCCGTAATGCATGGTGAATTCTTCATCGGGCATGTAGAGGGCGGCCCACTTCATGAATTCATCACCCATGGCACCCAAAGCGGGGTCTTGATCGGGGCGCGGTGGCGGGGTGGCTGCGCCATCGCCGGGGGATTCTTTGGGGGTGGTGTGGTTCTGGCGTTCCAGGTAGGCGATGAATTTTTCGTCCACGGTTTCCATGGCGGTTTCGGCCAGGGTGATGCCGGGCTTTGGCTGGAAAATCCATGTGCCTTCCTCGGGGCCGGGGATGAAATTGCCGATTGATTTTTTTTTTCCTTCAAGCTCTTGCCTGACTAAGTAACCCGCGCTGTTGGGTGTAAATGAAATGGTCATTTGATGATGGTCGGTGTTTGTTGTTCGTTTGGAATAGATTCTATTTGCTCAAAAATGTAGTGTATCACGGACTTTGCGCCGTCGCGGAATGCGGGTTGCCATGACTCGCTGCCAACGATGAAACATGGGGCATCGAGGCGGAACTTGGCGCGGAGGTCGGCTTTGACAAGATCGCCATGGGGACCGGCGAAAATGTGCCGGTAGGCTTCCTGCAAATCGCGTGCGGCTTGTTCTGCTTTGGTCACTGTTGTGGGAGCATTTGCGAAAGTTTATCGATACCTTCGGCACCGCCTAGTTTTCCGGCGGCGCCGGCGAGTTGCTCGGCCTGGGCCATTTGCTGGGCTTGGGCGCGGCTTTGTTGGATGTTGGCAACGGTTTCCGGGGTGCGGATGAGTTTTTCCGGCAGGCCACTGGCGCGGGCGAGGGTGGGGTAAATTTCCTCGGTGGCGACAGAATCATAAACCGTGGGGTCAATCTGGCCAATGAGGGCAAGCTGTTGCAGGACGTTTGGCAGGCCGTTGACTTGATTCTGGGTGATGGCGAGGGCCAGCGGGGAAATGTAGGTGACTTCCGGGTCGGGAAGCTCCGGGCCGCTGGGGCCTTGCATGATGACTTCCGGCGGTGGTGGGGGCAAGGCACCGGGCTGCCGGGCAAGCAAGGAATACACGCGGAGAATGATGGGGGTAAGAAACTCCACTACGGCGCGGACAAAGATGGGGTGAAACAATGCGCCTTTCTCGCTGACCAACTGCGAGACTTCGTAGGCGGTCATGGATTTTTGTTTCTCGGTGATCAATTCGAAAAGCTGCACGAAAAATGCGGCTTCGATGGCTTGTTTCTTGCGGTCAAGGCGGGCTTCGAGGATGTCATAGCGGCCTTGGGTGAGCCATTCGCGGGGCATTTCGGCGGCTCCCATGGCAACGTCATAATACGATGCGCCGCCGGGGCGAAGGTCAATTTCTCCTTTCATGCTGCTGGGCAGGAGCATGCGGGGGAAGGCGGCATTCTCGGCCAAAAGGTCGCCCAGGGTTTCCAGGTGATTGGCTTGTCGAGCAGGGGGCAGGGCGTAAAGCGCGGGGGACCAGCCGTAGGGGGATTCCTCGCCCCATTTTTGCCAACGGGAGACGGCGCATGGAAAATCGTGAAAGCCGGTTTTGCGGATGAGCTGGTTTTTCCCGCCCATAGCGAGATCGAAGCTCTCGAACTTTTTGGAAAAGATGTTTTGCGGGTTGTAATCTTTGTTGGGGCGGATGTATTGAACGAATTCGAATTTCTCGGTGGTGCCGTTGTCGAATGCTTTGCGGATCGGATCGGGAAGGTTGGCATCGGGTCCGAAGAATCCGACGGCTTGTTGCGCGGTGATCTTGTAGCGGCGGGCGATGCGGTTGACTTTGCCGAATTCATCCTCTGCGACTGAGTAGGTGCCGATGTGGAAGCTGCGGAAATGCACGCCCATGCCGCCGGGCCCTGCGGTGACTTCCATGGCGGCAATGCCGAAAGCTCCGCGGTCAAGGTAGTGTTCGTGCGCTTCGTTGTAGAAATTGCTGTTTGCCAGGGCGCGGGCGATGGTTACGGAAAGCTCCGAATACCAGCGGACTGCGGCGGGGACGTTGGCGAGTTTGTGCGGTGGTTCCAGGCGAAACCATTCCGCGCCGCCCATGGGGGTGATGTGGGCCATTTGCCCGGCGGCGAGGGTTTGGTTTGACTGTTGGGCGGTAACGTCAAGCTGTTCCTCGATGTCGGTTGTATCAGGTATGCTGTTGCTTTTCCGGGTGACTTGTTTTCGCGGCATGCAGACTTTGGCGAGGTCTTGCCATAGGCTGTCAAATAACTGGCGATCGGCTTCCAGCGAAGTGACTTCCGCGAGAACTTGCTTTGTGAGGTCGTCCTGCATTACCCGAGGGTTTCTTTTGCGACGGGGGTGGCGGGCGCGGCGAGGATGGTATCGGAATACGAATACCGCTGGCGCTGTTTGCGCTTCTGCTGGTCCTCTGCGAATGCTTTGTCAATATTCGTCGAGGTCACCGGCGGGGGCGGTGGTGGTGGTGGTTTTGGTCCTTTTCCCATGGAGTCGGTGGATTGGTAGGGTGATTATTTCATAGCCTCGTTTTTGAAATGAAATGTGGGAAATGCACGGGAAATCCGCGAGTAAGGCGAGAAGTTCCGGCAATTTCCCTGCAGCGAGCCAAACATGACACAATGGGCCGGTGGTTGTCATGTGGCGGTGTTGTCGTGAAATCGAGTTGAGGATGTGATGGGGGGTGTTCAGAGGGAAAAATGCGGCCATGATGTAAAGCCGGGGGGTGGAAATGACGGTGCCGTGAAGCAGGCAAAGCATTTCCGCGCGATCAAAGGACGCGGTGCAATCGGATTCCCAGGCGCGGCGGGCGGATTCTCGGGGGGTCATGGGTGATTATTGAACGCTGGGGTGTTATAATTTGCTGTTGTGTGGAAAGAAGAGGCGTCCTTGCCGCTCCTGTCCGAGAATGCGGCGCTCGAAGTTTTTCGCCTCGCGATAGTCGTTCGCGTTCCTGCCTTGCATGCGAGCTGCGAAGCTCCACGCCATGCTGTCCGCCGTGTGGAGAAGATCGAAGACACCGCCGTCGCCGAGCGCCGTCGTTTTCAGCCCGAAGCCGTGCAAGCGCAGGTCCGGCCTTTCGGCCTTGATCGCACTGAGCACGTCATAGATCGCGCCGGGGTCGCCGTTGCGCTTGCAGACCGAGCCGACACCCACCCACATTCCATAGGCCAGGCGGTCGCCATAGGCGCGGACGTGTGCCACGTAGTCGCCGGGGTCGAAGCCTTGTAGCACGGGCATGATATAGACCGAGGTTTTCGCTTGGATCGCGTCGTATCGCTCGATTGTGAGCCGTTGATGGTCCGCGATGGTCAGCCCGGTCTTTTCCAGTATCCACGCTTCGCACATGTAGTCCTGGGAGACGGCGGCGAGCATGTTTCCACACTTCCGCCAGCGTTCGATTTGTTCGACGTAGCCGTCCACGCTTTCGCGATATTTCCCATGGGTTGCGATCTCCGTGAAGGCTCCGCTGTCCATGATCCAGTCCCCGACCTTGAAGTCAGACTTGCGCTTTCTAAGGCGATTCACAGACACGAATGCAGCATCGAAGTGCTGAGCGTCTGACGGTTGGTGCAAGCCGACGAACAGCCTGCATACCGAAGACACACAACAAGGACCTGATGGCAACGGCGATAAGCCGTCACCTGCAATCCATGTCTGTTCGCGCCGTGCCATAGGTCAATCGTTCGCTTCACATTCAGACACCCACATTCGGATGACTGATTTAACGCTTGGCCCCCACACGGAGGCGCACTGTTGATCCTTGCAGCCAATGGAATATCGCCACTGCATTTTCACGACTCCGCCGTCATCGTCTGCCTGGATTTGACCACCACAGACGGGGCATTTCCATGCGTGTTTTGGGATTCCTCCATGTCGGCAGATCAGCGCTGCCAGTCGTCGCGCCCCACCTGGCACAAGCTCCCCAGCCCATACCGCTATGGAAAGCGAACAAGTCGGCGCAGATCGACCCCCACTAGCTTTTTTGTTTGCGGTGCGTTTTGGCTTCGATGATAGATTTTTCATGGGCGGATATTTAAGGCTTCGATGCCGTTGGGGTCGTCTGGCCTTGGACGTTCGGCGGCGGCTGCTCTTTTGCGTTCCACGGTAGTTTGGGTGGTTTAGGCGCGTTGCGGCTGACATAACGCTTTGTCATTATGTTCAGTTCGTTCCATAGCAGTTCTGCCACTCTGCGGGCGGATTCAGTTTCGTTGCGGGCCGTTTCTAGGTGCTTCTCGTAAATTCGCAGTTTTTCAAGTTCTTCGTTCATGGATTTTTTGTGTTCGCAATTGCATTGCACAAATCGCGGAAATCTTGGTTGGAATCGTATAAGCTACGGGCGCGCCATTGGGACCAGTGGGCGGCGTGGTATGATGTGCCGGTGATGACAGCGGCGTTTTTACAGGTCACGCCGGCGGCAAGGATGACATGGGCCAAGGCCATGCGTGCGCGTAGCAATTTGATTTCGGGCGGTTTGGCGTTGCGCAATTGCTCCAACGTGTAGCCGGTGATTTTTTTGCACCGATTGATGAGCGGCACGGAAATGGCTGTAATCTCCGCGTTGGTCATTTTTTTGCGGTTTCCGCCATGCGGCGAGCAGGGTAGTGTGATGGTCATTGTGTTTTGGTGGTGATTATCTGCGGTTTCCGATTCCGCCGGGGCGGATGATTTTGGGGCGTGTGGGGTTGGTGAAGCTGCCGACGGTGCTGCTGGGGTCGATCATGCCGAGGCGGTAGGCTTCGCCGAAGGTGCGGGCGGCATCGGCGGTGTGGCTGAAATGGTCGTGGACGACGCTCTCGATGACAAGCAGGCCATCGCGGGAGATGCCGCGTGAGTAGCCTTCCAGGCATTCGAAGCCGCTGGGGTAGTCTTTGCCGTCTTTGTGGCGTTTGGTGTTGGTGTGGGTTTTGTGAAAGTAGGAATTGGGGAGTAGGTCGCGGACCTGGTTGATGCCGTGCCATTTGTCCGGGGTGCGGGGGACGACGACGATGTTTTTCAAACCGGCTTCCTGCAAGCTGGTGACGTAGGTTTTCGCGCTGAATTTGTCGCGGGTGGCGGCATCGTGGGGGAGAAAGTGGCTGTTGATGGGGCGGTTGTAGTGGCCTTCCCATTGGCGGATGACGTCGGCATAGTGGCCGCCGGATAGGCCGGCGTTTTCGTGCCAGTTCAGCCAGAGGACGCGGGGGCCGTCGAGCTGCAGGAGCCAGATGGATGTGAAGTCGCTCACGCCGATGTCCCAGAATGTATAGAGTGGCCGGCTGGGGTTGGGGGCGAAGTCCAGCAAGCGGTTTTCGGCGTG